GGCGACTTTGAAGCTGGTAACATTAACACTGGTCAGGCGAATTCACGCCTTGCCGATGCTGATGCTGGCGTTGATTCCGTCACCAATCCGGTCATCAACTGGGCGAAACAGGTCAATTGGTCTTTCGCCGAATTGAAAATGGCCGCACGCTCGGGTAACTGGGATTTGGTTACTTCCAAAGAACGCTCACGCAAAAAGAACTGGGATCTCGGTATTCAGCGTATCGCCTTCCTCGGCTCAACCACCAATGCAAACGTGCTCGGCCTCTTTACCCAAAGCGGCATCACTACCAATACCTCGCTCATTCCGGCCAACATCAGCTCGATGAGCGCCTCACAGTTTGCCACGCTGGTTGAAGGCCTAATCGGTGATTATCGCTCGAATTGCAGCTTTACCGCGTGGCCGACACATTTCATCATCCCTGAATTGGATTATGATGGCCTGCAGACGCTTGTTCCGGGCACTCTCGGCACCTATCCTGTGCCGATGTTGAAGTATCTTGAAGATGCTTTCAAAGCGGCAACACGCAATCAGAATTTCAAAATTCTGCCTTGCTTCTATGCCGATAAGACAAATAACAGCACTGTCACTGGCCTCAACACGAATATCTACACGCTCCTCAATTACGATGAGGATAGCTTGCGCATGGATATCCCGGTTGATTACAGCAACACGCTGCAGAATACCATCAACGGCTTCCAGTTTCAGAATGTTGGCTATGGCCAATACACTGGACCGCTGGCATATCGCCCAGCCGAAATGATGTATTTCACGCACAGCTAAGTCGCTGTAGCAATTATATTGCTTGCGAAATTGCCTCCTGATGAGTTACAATCAGGAGGCAATTTTTTAACCAAATAGGAGTTATGCCATGCCTGTAGTCCACAATCGCGGAAAGAAAAACGGCGATAAAACCGTAGCCAGAAAAATCGTATTTCCTAAAGGCTGGGATGCCGAAGGCAAGCCTTTGGTTGATGAAAAAACCAAAAAGATTGCTACCGAAACCCTTTTGCCGGGTGCGCACAAAACACTTAGTCAGGAACAATTCGACCACCTGAAAGAGCTGTTTCCCAATGAAATCGTCAATGTTGATGATATCAAGGATCTGCAGGCTCAGTTTCCCGAGGCTGAGACCGCCAAGCCGCGCGCCGGGTATGTCGCCCCCGAGGATGTTGATGCCCTCGTTAAAAAGCGTGTTGAAGAGGAATTGCGCGCCAAACCACGCGAAATCCCTAAATCGCTCGAGGAAACAATTTCCAGCATCGCCGGGATGGATCGCGGCGATATGATCGCCTTAATCGAAAAAGAAAACCTCGATATTGAGCACAAAAACTATAAAGCGCCCGATGCTTTACGCGCTGCAGTTTTAAAGGCTGTGAAGGCTAAAGCGGCATAATAAAAGGAATATCCCGGTGGATTTGAGCACTATTACCGTTGCGCAATTTAAAGCTCGCTTCTACCGGGATTTCACTTTTTCAAACCAAAATCCCGACCCTGAGCAGCCAGTACCCGACAATTCGGATATCATCCAAGATATCGATATTGAAAACGCTTTTTCTGATGCGGGTGTGTTATTAAATCAAGCGCTGCTAGGCGATGATAATACCATCACAAACGGATATTTATATCTTAGCGCTCACTGTCTTTGCCTGAATATTAAAGCCTCGGATGCTGGCGTTAATAGCGGCGGCACTGGCGCATTTCCTGTCGCCGGCCGAAGCGTGGGGAGCGTGAGTGAAACCTATCAAGTGCCTGATGCCTATAAGGATGATCCGATTCTCGCCCAATACGCTCAAACAGCTTATGGCCAGAAGTATTTGGCGATGGTGCTGCCCCTCCTGCGTGGGAATATGGCATTTGTTCTCGGCGGCGCGCTGCCGGCGCGGTAGAATAATTGGCATTAATATGCCATAATAATGGTATTATTATGTCCAACCAAACCAAAATCACCTTTAATCTCACCGGGCTGGATAAGCTCACCAAAGGCATCAGCAATGAGTACCGGGCGCGTGTGGGCATTCTTGGTGATAACGCGCAGCGCACTGAGGGCGGCCCCCTCAATAACGCCGAGCTGGGCGTAATCCAAATGTTCGGCTCGCTCACTAAAAACATCCCGCCGCGGGACTTCCTATTTATGCCAGTACAGACCCATGATCGGGAAATTGTACGCGCTATGTCTGGGAGCGCTGTTAAGGCGGCAATGGTAGCGGGAGACTTCAAAAAGGTGTATGCTTTGTTAGGGGCTAAGGCGCTCGAATTTGTGCTCATGGGCTTTGAAACCGCTGGTTTTGGCCAATGGGCACCGAATAAACCCGCGACGATCGCGGCCAAGGGTAGCGATCAACCGCTGATCGATACCGGGCAGCTGCGCCGGGCGCAAACGAGTGATGTAGTGAAAAAGAGCGATATACCATGAGCAATAACGCAACATCATCGGGCATGCCGCAGATTGGCGCCGCATTCGCTGGCTGGGCCACAAAAATCACATTGCTCAAACACGTTGAAAAAGTGGTCGATGGCATTGTTATCGCCAATGATATCCCTATATCATTTTCGGGAACTTTGCAGCCGCTATCGGCGCGCGCTATCGCACTGAAGCCAGAAGGCCAGCGCTCATGGACTTGGCTTCAAATCCATTGTTTTGCGCGTGCGGTCAATCTTATCCCTGGCGATCAGGTGGTATGGAATGGCGATATTTACAAGGTAACCGAGATTAAGGATTACCGCCTCAGCGGGTATATCGAATATCACCTCGCCAAAGACTTCCAGCAGGGCGGCACACCATGATAACGCAAAAATTGGCCGCGCAGGTTATTATCGATATCCTCAATAGCGAAATGAATATGCCGCCCAATTCTGTATGGCTGCGCGAGCAAAACCGCACCATCCCGAATGATGATGGGCTTTATATAGCGGTGGGGCTGGTCGGAGCTCAAACCCTCGGAAACGTCACTGAAATGCAAACCATTGACACTATCGGCAACGGGGCTTTTCAGGCCAATGCCTTTAATCTCGATGCCTTCCAAAATGGCTATCCTCAACAATTTGAGGTTAACCAGCTGCAGCAACAAGAGGCCATCCAAATTGACATTTTTTCCAGCGCCAAGAATAATTTAGCCCTTTTCCGTAACTGGGAAGTGATCGCCGCCCTGCAATCCTTCTTTTCCCAGCAGCAACAAGAGGCCAATAGTTTTAAGATTTTCCGCATTCCGCGCTCGTTTGTTGATACCTCGAGCGCCGAGGGTGGCTCTATGTTACAGCGTTTTACTATTACAATTATGGCATTTGTGTGGTATAGGAAGCAAAAGGCCATGGGCGACTATTATGATGACTTCACGGTAAGGGTGGATGATGAAAACACTATCGGGAACGTCACGCCTCTGCTAGAATTCGAGATAACTGAGAATACACCGCCACCATTTGGGGATGCAATATGACCGTCACGAATATCCTTCCTATCTCAGAAATCATCAATATCACCATTTCGGATACGCCGCAGGGCTTAACCGAGCCCAATGTTAACAGCCTGGCCATCATGACCAATGAAGCGCCGATCAATCCGGCCACCTTTGGCGCATTCGGCGAATTCGTATCTCCTTCAGCTGTGGCCTCGGCGTTTGGTACCAATAGCGTCACCGCCGCCATGGCGAATGCCGTTTTCGCGCAGGTGCCGAATATCCTCTCAGGTAATGGCCAGCTGGTCATTATCCCTATGCTCAATGCAGTTTCGGCCACAAAAGGCCAATTCTTGACGCCGAGCATTGTGGCGAATATTGCCAATTTCGCCGCCGTAACCAATGGCGATTTGGGCGTTACCGTCAACAGCATAGTTTATGATATCGCCAACCTGAATTTCACAGGCGTTACCACTCTGGCGCAGATTGCCGCGATTATCCAAAATGCCCTTCCTGCAGGCATTAACGTGGTGGTGGTGGGCAATACGCTTAAATTCCTGAGCGATAAAGTAGGCTCGGCCAGCACCGTGGCGCTTGCTACTTATGCTGGCGGCGGCACTGATTTAACGGGCGCTACCCTGTTGGATACGGCGGGCGGCACAGCCACCAATGGCGCCAACAGCAGCGGGGAAACCGTTTCGGCGTGCCTCGCGCGCACCAGCGGCCAGGTTGCATACTGCCCATTTATGACCAGTTTACACCTCGAGGATGCAGCTGTTGAAGCCGTGGCCGCGACGGTACAGGCATTGGATAATCTCTTTTTCCATAACTTTTCATCGCTCACCGATATCGCCGGGGTAATCACCACCATTCAGCAGGCCACTGAGCAGAAAACGCGCTGCCTGCTTTATACGCCCAGCCAAGAAGCTGGCAACCTCATGAAAGCGGCATATGCTGGCCGCGCGTGCTCGGTTGATTTCGATGGCAGCAATACCGATTCAACCATGAATCTGAAAACTCTGGCCACCATCACGCCAGATCCGGGTATTTCCCAATCGGTTTACGCCACGCTCAATGCCGCTGGTGCTGATGCGTATGTGAGCTATGCAGGCGTGCCGGGCGTTTATTCAACTGGTGGTAATGATTACTGGGATAACCAATATGCCAATCTTGCGCTGAAATTCGCGCTGGAAACCGAGGCTTTTAATTATCTCGCGCAAACCAATACCAAAGTGCCGCAAACCGAGCAGGGCATGACCGGATTCAAGGCCGGGCTCATCACGGTTATGCAGCAATTTGTAACAAATGGTGAGCTCGCGCCCGGCCAGTGGAATAGCTCGGAATTTTTTGGCGATCCCGCTATATTCAATCAGAATATTTTGCAGAATGGCTATTATGTATATAGCCAACCTGTTACCACGCAAAGCGCCGCGGCGCGCAATGCCCGCCAGGCACCGCTTGTGCAAATCGCCGCCAAGCGCGCCGGGGCTATCCAATCGGCAAATATTCTAGTAGTGCTTAACGCATAAGGGGTTAAAATATGGGCACGTTTGTAGTCACTTCCAATGATACCTTAACTCTGAATGGGCACGTTTTTATCGATCAGCCTTTTGGGGATGTTACCAAAATAACCTTCCCGAATGCCTTGATTAACATGAAAACGGGGAAAAATGGCAACAGCGTATTGGCTGGTAACGCCTCTGGCTTCAATGCAGATCTCGAGCTAAAGGTGCTCCGCGGCTCTCCTGATGATCAATTCATGCAGGGCTTGGTAATCACCCCGCAGGGTAATTTCCCGGCTACCGAGTTACTGGCGGGTACATTTTCTAAGCAGCTTGGCGATGGCAAGGGAAACTTTAAATTCGATGTTTATAACCTCGCTGGCGGCTTTGTTTCTAAGGTGCCGGATGGCAAGGAAAATGTCGATGGCGACACCGAACAGGGCACCGTATCCTATATGGTAAAATTCGCTAACGCTGGCAGGGCGATCCAGTAATGGCTGAATTTACCACGAAATCTGGCGCCGAGGTAGTCATAACGGCCGCCTCTTTTGAAGTGGCGCAAAATTTGTGGAGCGCTATTCAAAGCGCCGCAGCTGATCAGAAAATTTCTCAGGATTTTATTGAGCAACCGGAATCTCTTTTTAATTTGATTTTAAAGATCGATAGCTCTCCGATTTTTAAACAGGCTCTTTGGCCATGCCTTATTCGCTGCACGCGCAATAAACAAAAGATTGATAAAACCACCTTCGAAGATACGGAGGTGCGCAAAGAATATTATGAAATAATCAACCGTTGCGTGGATGAAAATATCCGCCCTTTCGCCGAAAGCCTATTTTCAGAGTTAAGCGCTCTGATAGGATTGAATCAGAAGGCGCCAGCGGCAGAATCCGGCCCCAAACAACCATAGATAATATCCCCCTTTTTGCGGCTATTCGCCTCGCAAAATTGGGCTATTTCAATGGCGACCCCCAGCAAATTCTAAATGCCCCTGTTGATATTGTTCAAAGTCTGCTAGACTATGAGAAATTCGAGCAAGATTTCGATGATGAGTTTAAAGCGCTGAATAAGCCAAAAACATAGGTTCGGCCATGGGGTTTTCATTAGGAGAGCTGTTCATTTCTCTCGGTTTTGACGTCGATGAATCGAAGCTGAAATCCTTTAAAAATAATCTACGCGATACTCATGAGGAAATGGTTAAGCTCGGCACAGTCGCCGGGGGCACCATTGCTTCGCTTTCGCTGTTTGTGCAGCACGCCGCTGATGGCTCAGTGCGGCTCAGTAATATGGGTTCGCTATGGGGAGCGAATATCCAAGGCGCACAAACCTTTGCCAATGCCTTGCATCAGGTAAATTCCCAGATAAGCGTATCGGCCGGCCAAGAGAAATTTCGTGCTTTCACCGAAATGATCAATGCCAAGGTGCCTGTAGGAAGTGGAGCTTATGGTGCACTGGCGTTGCTCGGGGTAAAAAACCCATGGGCCAATTCTGATGATGTGTTAAATGAAATACGCGCCAATCTGCCGGGGCGCATGGCCAGCCTTGGCGCAACACCTGAAAAACAGCGCGCGCGCGCTTCGGATCTGCTGTCTCAAATCGGCTTGGGCGATTCTCTAAATGCCATTTTAATGCCCGAGGATAAATATCACGCCGCCGGGCAATATGATATCCAACAGGGAACCATCGATAATTTGAGCAAATACGCCAAGGCCACAGCTGAATTCGATGAAGCGCTCAATAAATTCTCCACCGATATCGCCGGGGAACTAGGCGAAAAAATGGTTAAAGTGGTTGAATGGCTTACTAAAACCTTAAATATAATAGATAATTTCAATAACGCTCACCCGGGCGCTGGTGCAGCTGAAGGGGTTGCCGGGGGCGTGGCGGTGGGCGCTGGTGGCTGGGCTATATTGAGGAAATTGGGCAGCCTGTTCGCTGGAGGAGGCGCAGCGAGCGCTGAGGCCTCATTCTGGGGCACTGGCGCGGGGGCGGGCGCTGGGGCTGGAGGTATAGGGCTAATAGGCTCCGCTGGCATTCTTGGCGCTATGGGCTCAATCCCATGGGTGGCCAGCTGGGTTGGCAAGCAGATAGGCGAATCTTTAGCAGGTAAAACCACTTTTACGAATGCCCAGCGCGCAGGCATCATGCATGCCTTAAATGATGAAAGCGGCATGAATCCGGCCGCGGTTGGCGACCATGGCCTCGCTTATGGAATCGGCCAATGGCATCCCGATCGCCAGGCGAATTTTAAAAACTGGTCGGGGCATGATATTCAAGGCTCAAGCCGTGAGGAGCAACTTGCGTTTGCCAATTATGAGCTCACTCAGGGCATGGAGCGCGCGGCCGGACAAAAAATAGCACAGGCGCAAAGCGAACAGGAAGCCTATCTTTTGACCAAAAAATATTATGAGCGGCCGGCGGGGGCGCAGAATATTGTAATAAATGTGCATTCCAATGCCGCCGATCCCAATGAAGTGGCTGATATAGTGGATAGGAAATTGCAGACAACCATCAGCGGCGCATACGCACAAACCAATCAGGGGGCGCAATAATGTCATCCACTGATTTAACAGATCTCTCAAATTTAAACGATATCGGCAGCTCGCTTTCTGATATCACCAGCATTGTGAATCAATACGTTGTTTCTCCGCTGGCCGCATTCGGCGTGGCTGGGTTTGTGTTTAATGCCGTAGGCGAGGCCACCGCCAATATCTCGGCCGATATCACCGACCACTACACCGAGGATAACAAGGCAATCCAAGATCAGATCGCCATCAGGCCGAAGCGTATAACGCTCAAAGGTTATGTCGGCGAATTGGTATATGCCAATCCCGGTACCAGCCCGAGCGTTATAAACACGCTGGCGCAGAAACTCACCAGCCTTTCATCATTCCTGCCTGCCATCACCGCATCGGCCACGCAAGTGCAGGAAGCGGTTGCCAATCCTGCAGGGGAGAATTTCCCCACCGTTTTGGGTACGGCATCAAATATTTATGGCCTTATCCAAAATACTCTGGGAGCATTCGGCCAAACTCAAAATCAGCAAAATGCCTATACATATTTCAAGGCGCTATTGCAAAGCGCCACCCTCATGGGCGTGCAAACACCATGGGAATTTATGACCAATATGGCGGTTGAAAGCATTGTGGCGATCCAGCCGGAAAACTCGCAATGGATAACCGATTTTTCAATTACCCTGAAGGAGATCCGCATCGCGCAAACATCCTCGGTGCCACAAAGCAATGCCAGCGCCGCGGCGGGCGCTCCTGGCATCGCTGGCACACAAAATACACCCGCTGTGCTTTCCGGGCCAGCTGGCGTGCAACAACAGCCGATAACCAATCTGGGGCCGATACCCGGCGCGAATGCCACCAGCCTTTTAACCGGGGTTTTATCAGGGAGCGTATTCTAATGCTCTTAATTAACAGCCTCACCAATAACGCCATGCAGCAATTCAGTTTAACCGGAATCCCGGGGATTGAAATTAATGTGGTGCTGCGCTTTATGCCGCGCGTGCAAATATGGAATATGGATATTTCTTATGGGGATTTTATCGCGCAAGGCATTCCAGTGGTGTGCAGCCCAAATCTATTGCGCCAGTGGCGCAGTATTATCCCCTTTGGCATCGGCTGCACCAATGTTTACAAGCTCGATCCCTATACAATAAATGATTTCGCTGATGCCTCGAGCAATCTTTTGTTGCTGAATAGCGCGGATGTTGCAGCGGTAGAGGCGGCGCTTTATCCATGAGTTTACAAAAATTCGGGCGCAATTTTAGGCTCACCATCGACCCAAAGGATGGCGGCGCGGCCATTGTAATATCACTTCCTTTTACCTGCCGATTCTGGGTAAACCGCAATATTTATGCCTCTTTGAATAATTTGAGCATCGATATTTACAACCTATCACTTGGCAATCGGAAGCGAATTTATCAGGATCGCAATGACCTGCAGGAGAATATTGTCAACGGCCAAAATTTAGGTCGACGGTCGGCGGTTTTAGAAATCGGCTATGGCAATTTGCTTTATCAGGTTTTTAGCGGCGATATCCTGCAGGCGAGCTCGGCGCGCGAGGGAGTGGATATCGTTACGCGCATTGAGGCCTTTACCACCGTTTTTGACGTCGCCAGCGCGCAAAGTAATAAAACTATCGCGCCCACCTCCCTGGCCAATCTATTTAAAAGCCTCATCGGGGATTTCCCAAATCTGCAATATGGTTATGTCGGCGATTGGCCGCAAATGCTTCCGCGCTCGGTTGTTTTGAATGGCAATACATGGGCGCTGATCCAGCAATATAGCGGCGGCAAGTGCTTTATCGATAATGGCAAGGTTTACATCATGCAGGATAATGAGGCGCTGGCCAATGGCGAAATCCCCAGCATTGATGAATCTAGCGGCATCCTCGAAACGCCGCGGCGCGAATCGGCATTTTTGACCGTCACCACGTTGCTCGAGGCCGGGATTAAAATCAATCAGCTGGTAAACATCAATTCCCTTGTCGAACCGGGTTACAATGGGCAATATAAGGTTGTGGGCATCCAGCATGCGGGTGTGATATCGGCGGCGGTTTCTGGCGATTGCCGCAGCACATTCTCCCTGAATGCCCCTAAATTTTTTAGTTATACCGAGGTGCAGGGCGCATGAATTCACCAATTCAACCCACCCTACAAAATGCCGCCAAGCCCGGTTTGCGCGACCTTCAAAATGCGCACAGTTTGGAAATCCGCAAACAGGTGAATTGCGCGCGCATCGGAATTATTCAATCTTTTGACCCGGCGAATGCCACAGCCACGGTACAGATTGCCCAGCAACAGGTTGCGGCCGTTTCACCCACTGGTGTGCAAACTTTGACCAAATTCCCACCATTGATTTCTGTGCCTGTTTTCTTATTAAGCGGTGGCCCCATCATCGCTACATTCCCCATAGCCCCGGGCGATGAGTGCCTTGTAGTTTTTAATGACCGCGAGATCGATAACTGGCTGCTTGCCGGCGGCGATGAAACTGTGCCCACCACTCAGCGCGTGCATGATTTGGCCGATGGCATGTGCTTTGTTGGCTTCCGGTCCTATCCCCGGTCGATCGGCGGCTATTCAACCACCTCGGCGCAGCTGCGCACTGTGGATGGCACCGCATACTGGGAAATCACCAATGATGGCATTTTAAACGGCGTATCGCCCACCAGTATCAATTTAACCGCGCCCGAGGTGAATGTTAACGCCTCCACTTCTTTCAATGTGGTAACGGCCACGGCCAATATAACCGCCTCGGATGAAGTGAATTTGAATACCCCAATAACCAATATCAGCGGTGTAATCGATGTTCAAGATACCGGGGGCACAGGCACATCCTGCAATATTAATGGCGCCATAGTGGCCACTGGAAACGTAACTGGTAATGGTATATCATTGGATAGCCATGTGCACACAGGCGTAATGTCGGGCGGATCGGATACGGGCGGGCCAGTATGATAATCAGAAACCTCGATGCAAATCACGATTGGACTTTCGGCTCAGGCCTCGCAAATTACATCGGCGGCAATGATGGCATTGGCCTAAATATCAATACGCGCCTGCTCTCCTGGCTAAATGATTGCTTTTTCGATATGGGCGCTGGGATTGATTGGCTTAACCTGCTCGGTAGCCTTGGACAGCAAAATATGCTAAATATGAATATCAGGCGCGTGATTTTACAGAGTTTTGGCGTTACGGGGATAACGGCTTTTAATACCCATCTTGATCCGCAAACCCGGAGATTTACGGCGAATTATACGATTAATACAATATATTCACAGGGATATCAAAACAGTTTAATACAGGATATTCAGAATGCCCGATAGCATTGGCGTAAATGGCCTAGAGGTTTCTACCGCAGCGGAGCTTATCAGCGACTTGGTAAATGGGTTTAATGACCCATTTACAGGCGTTTATATTCCGGGTTTCAACGCCATTTACAGCGTAGATATCAACGTAGATTCCAACAGCTCGGATGGCCAGATCATTGGCTTATTCGCACAAATGGCGGTGGATCTCCGGGAGCTGTTGGTGTCGATTAATAATAGTTTCGACCCGGATCAGGCGCAGGGTATTCTCCTCGATCAGCGTTGCGCAATCAATAATATCAAGCGCAAGGGCGGCACATATACGGTGCAGCCCATCGATATCGGGATCAGCTCCACCGTTACCCTGCAGGGGCTTGATGGGAATTATGATGACCCAAATGGCACCGGATATACGGTACAAGATAGCTCGGGCAACCAATTTATCCTTGCCGCCACGGCAACGCTCACCGCGAATCTCACCTCGGTAGATTTTCGGGCAAAAGATATCGGCGCCGTGTCTGTGCCCATCAATACTATCACCAACCCCATCACAATTGAGCCGGGTGTGGTAAGCGTGAATAATTCCAGCGCCGCGCTCACTGTAGGCATCAATCAGGAAACTGATGGCGCATTCCGCATCCGCCGCGCTCAATCTCCCGCCTTAAATACAAGTGGTAACGCTCAGGGCTTACAGGCAAAATTACTGGCATTGCCCGGGATCACCGAGGCGCAGGTATATCAAAATCGTACAGGCACCACCGATGCGAATGGTACGCCTGGGCATTGTCTTTGGGTTGTGGCCGCTGGTGGATCCGATGAGGAAATCGCCACTTTGATATATCAAACTATATCCGATGGCTGCAATATGCGCGGCATGCAAAGCTATATTGTTACCACGCCGAATGGTTCTTTATTTACAGCCTATTGGGATAATCCTACCCCCGAGCCGCTGTTTATCGAATTCACCATCAAAACAACGGTGCCAGGTTTCGATTTTGCTATCCCAGCCATTCAGAATGCCATGGCTGCCGCCCTTGTTTATGGTATTGGCCAGTATGCCGAAACCTCATCAATCACATCAATTGCAGCGGCCGCTATTGCTGCACAAGGCGGCGGCGGCGTGCCTGTGCTGGTGCAGATATCCAATGATGATGCCAGCTGGACAGACTTTTTAGAACCATCGACACTGGCCACAGAATTCACGGTAGCCGGAGCGAATATTAGCATTACGGTGATATAATGGCCACTCAGCAAACAGTCGATGAATTGGTTGATTATTACGTTAACCTGCTAATTATTCAATATAATATACAACCAAAAGCGCAGGCCACTATAAATATATTGGCTGAGGTGATGATTGCCACCGGAGTATATTTCGATGTGCAAAATGCCTATAACGTGGATATTAATTTAGGCCCCACAGCGGTTGGTAAGCAACTGGATGTTATTGGAAAATATGTTGGCGTTGATCGCTATTATAATGCTATCGATCTCATCAATTATTTTGCAGTGGTGCCCTATAGCGAGGCCTCGAGCCTGCCATCATCGCCGCCAGCTTTTGGGGCTTCCACCTATCCGACTTTTAACAATTTTTCATATAATGGCACCTTGCAATATGATGATATTGTTACCTCGAAAAATGCCTTATCCGATGCCGATTTCCTCACGCTGATTTTATTCATGATTTTATGCAATAACATGAATTACAGCCCTGCGCAGATCGATGCGGCACTGTTTGAAATTTTCGGCACTCAGGTGCATGCAGAAACCACTGGCCGCATGAAAATGTATTATTTTTTCATAGGACCGCTCACCACACTGCTAAATACAATTACCTTTAAAGGCCTGTGGCCAGCACCCATGGGAGTGGAAATCATCCTGGTGGAAAACATCAATGATACCATGTTTGCCTGCACAGATTATGCAGAGGTGGGGCAAAACGTATATTCGCCGTATGGTTCGGGCTTTTCAACGTATGCGGATTATGCTACGCTGGCAGGGCAAACATTAACATACTCTCAAGTATCACAGGCTTAATATGGCAAGACTAGCACGCACAACGCAAATTATATTCGGTGCATCAGGCTTAGTGGGAACGGGAGGTTATGGCGCTGCAGCTATCGGAAACGTAGCAACGGAAGTGGCCACCAGTAGCGCCCTCTCAACCATAATGGGCACCGCGGCATGGGGCGCGGGTTGGCTTAATGCGGTGCTTGGCAGCACAAAATTTCCGGCGGTTGAAGATTTAAACGCTGTTGAATATGTAAATTCCACCCAGCTCGCCTATCTCTTCCAGCAAGGCATCCCCGAATATGATGCGGGCACCACATATTATGTGAACAGCCTCACCATGAAATCGGGCACATGGCAGCTTTACGGCTCGCTCACCGACGCCAATATCGGTAACGCTCTCTCGGATGGCACCAATTGGAAATATCTTGGCGATCTCTCGGTGCTCGCGGCAAATGGCCAGTTTTACACAGGCGGCACCAGCACTGGCAGCGCCAATGCTCAGGTTGTAACGCCTCTTACGCCCGGCGGTTTTTCTCTCTCGGATAACGGTGCAACGGTATCCTTTACCGCGGGTTATACCAATACTGGTGCCACCACTGTAAATGCAGCTGGTACTGGCGCTATCGCTGTGCAAAAGTTATCAGGTGGTGTTTATGTGCCGCTTACTGGCAGCGAAATCACGGCCACTAATACCTATCTTTTAACCGTCAACACAGCTGGTAATTTTTATCAATTATCCACCGCGCCCACGCTTGGCACGCTTGCCGCACTTAATTATGATGGCGTGGATTTTACCAATTCCGGCGGCAATCTCGCATTCGGTAGCGCCCCCGTATTGCCGAATGGTACCACCGCGCACACACAGACAGTGGGCACCAACAATACTGATGTGGCAACCTGTGCATTCGTTATCAATAACCAAGGCACCGCGACAAAAAGCTCGTTTAAAAACCTGCAGGCCTCATGGGCAAGCAATGCCATTGCAAACTTATCAGCCGATGAAATTGTGCTCGAGGCCAGCGGCGGCGCGCTCCAAAAAGTCGCCACAGGTGCCTTAACAATCAACAGCGGCACAGCTGGCGCAGGCGGCCTCGATACGGGCACGCTGGCGGCGAATCAGTGGTATTATGGCTACGTTATTTATAACGGCAGCACCGTTGAGAGCTTAATGTCTCTTAGCCCCACCACTCCCACATTGCCGGGCGGCTATACTTATGCCAGCGGCGCAGTGACCGCGATGCGCACCGATGGCAGCAAGAATTTCCTCGGCTTCACCCAGAAAGGCCGTAATTATCAGTGGAAGGTTGGCAGCAATCTTGCATCGCTTCCTTTGATTAACTCTGGCTCAGCTGGCGATCCCAGCGTACCAACATGGGTGGCATCATCAATTGCTACGGCGGTGCCCACTGCTATCGCCGCAACAGTAAGATTAACGCTTTCGGGATTTATTACCGCAGGCTGTGCAGCTGCGCCGAATAATTCCTATGGCGCAATAAATTCGCTTAATCCACCTCCGCTTGCTGTAGGGGGAGAATTTGGCTATGCCTCAACAACCTCAGAATTTGTTATTGAATCCACAAACGTATATTATGCATGCGGATCTTCGCCTAATAATAGCGGGCTGTGGTGTAGCGGTTTCACCATTAATATTTAGGTAGCGCCATGAATACGGAGCAATTTCAAAATCAGGTGGGTCCGGCGGCAATATTGACCGCTCCTATAACCGCCATCGCTACCAGCTGCATTGTAAGCAACCCAGCCAATTTCAGCGTGCTGCAGGCCAACCAACAGTTTAGAATGGCCATTCAGGATACGCCCAGCTCGCCGATTGAGGAGGTTATCGTTACCGCAACGGCTGGCGCTACCTTCACTATCACGCGCGGTGCAGGCGCCATATCGCATGTTGCAGGCGCATCATGCGGCCAGGTGGTAACCGCCGACCAGTTTGCGGCCATGTACCCCAATGGCGTGGTTGAAACTGGTGCCAGCCCCTATGTATTCGATGGCAGCCTACCAGTGATGGAAATCAATGCCGCATCACCAGCCGCGAGCGCGGTTTCGATCCATACCGCCCTGCTAGTACCATTTCGGGTTTATACCATCGCTGATGGCGGTGGCGTGGCTGGCACCGATCATATCACCATAACGCCCGATTCCGGCCTCATCGGTGGCGCGGCGAATTATGTGATTTCTACCAATAACGGATCAATTCAATTTTATTGGAACGGCACAGGCTGCCGATTAGTTTAGGTTTTTATGCTCTCAGGCGTTATAGGTGTATCTTCCCCCGGGCAATTTGCTCCTGGCGCGATATCCTCCATAAATTCACCCTCTCCCGCAAATTTACTCCCGGCGCCGTTTGATCGCACCTTTGTGGTGCCGCAAAATGGCTTGCCATGGGAAGGCGAAAAAACCCCGGAATCGAGCGTTAATTTTTCATTCAACTGGGCTGGCGAGATTGGTGATGATCCGATCATAAAAAGCGTGTGGGAGCTTGAATCCCCCGATGTGGTCAATCAACTGAATAACATCGATTCTACGGCCACAATAACAACCATATTGCTTTCTAATGGCGTATCAGCCAACATTTACAACGTCACGAATTTTATCACTACACAGTCTGGGCTCCAATTGGATGCCACCTTTAGGCTATTCGTTAACCCATACAATTGGTGAAAAATTCGGTAATATTATGGACCCGGCAGAAATGGTAGCACTCATAAAAGATGCGCAAAGAGTAGCCGATGGGGCAGCCCACGCTATCAGCTCGCATGAGCAAGTATGCGCCGAGCGATACGATAATATTAAGCTGCGGCTTGGCAGTATCCCCCGCCTTTTTGAAATGATCGAGGGGAATAAAAAAGATATCGATGCTACCATGGATAAAAACAAAGATTCCATCAGCGATGATATAAAAGGCCTCACCAAGCTGGTTTATATCGGCATGGGGATATGTATCGCCATCCCTACTATCATCGAAATTTTAAACCTATTCCGCACACCCCATGGCTGATAGAAATCCTGATCACCTTTGCCCAGCGATGCAGGTATTATACCGCCAATGGCTTACATTATGCGTGCAAGCTGGCCTCAGTGCCAAAGCCATAGTTACCTGGCGCTCGGCGGCTGATCAGGATGCTGCCAAGGCCGCTGGGCTATCCGAGGCATGCGCCGGGGAATCACCGCATAATGTGTGCGAGGCCGATGGCACGCCCGCGAGCATGGCTTTTGATTTCGGGATATTTGAGGCCGATGGCGCCTATGTGCAATATGGCCTCGATGCGCGCTATACACAGGCGGCCGCCATCGGCACGCAGCTGGGCCTTGTCTCGGGCAATACTTTCCCAAATCCCGATTATGACCACCTCGAGCTGGCGAATTGGAAAACAACTTCGCTTTGACAAGAGGGCGAATTTAGCATATATTTTGCTTACACGTTGTTTGCAATTTTGCATTAAAACCCTAGAATTCGGAGCATTACCATGGATCCAATTTCAGCATTAAAAGCGGCAGTTTTAACCGCACTTCTCGCCCCGCTGCAGAATATCTCGGCATCATTTGCCGCGATTGAAGCCAGCCCCACCGAGGAAACCATCCTTACGGAATTCGCAAAAATCAAAGGCCAAGAGGTCACTTTGGTGCTCGAATTACCCGCACTGGTGCCCACGCTGGAAGGCGATGCCATAGCACTGGCAGCCAAGGATGCCCAAGGCGGCCTTGCGAACCTCATCAGCGCCATTCAAGGGCAAATCACGCCGCCTGCAGCTAAAAGCGCCGAGGAAACTAAAACCGAGGCCTAAATGCGCGCTCTCCCGCTCATTGCGTTGCTCGCCCTATCGGCCTGTGATACAATGAGCGGGATATGCGATTTACTTAACCCCTATTCTTGCATGGTAGTTTTTACCCATGATCTCCCATAAATTAGGCCGCAAGCCCCGCAAATTCGATACCCGTATCCCGCGCGCAAGCCGGATGATTGATCCATATTTACCGCCTGCGCCCATTACAATCGATTGGTCAGCAGGCATGCCGGATAATACCGGAGTTTTTCTCAATGATTCTCTCGGCGATTGCACTTGCGCGGCCTTTTATCATGCCCGGCAGGTGTGGAGCAGCGGCGCCATGGGATTGATGATCACCGACCCTGATGTTGATGCCCTGCAGCTATATGAGGGCGCGTGCGGCTATAAGCCGGGCGATTCATCCACCGATAACGGCGGCGTTGAGCAGGATGTGCTCGCGTATCTCCTGAATACAGGCGCGCCCACCTCAACGGGCATTCACAAAATCCTTGGTTATGTCGAGGTGGATCAGCGCAATTTTGATGATTTAAAGCGCGTGATCGCTGATTGCGGCGTGGCCTATATCGGCATCGAGGTGCCGCAAAGCGTGATGGATAACGCCGGGGATAATACCATCCCATGGGATGTGGGCGGCAATACCAATATTGTGGGCGGCCATGCTGTGATTTTGGTGGGCTATGATCTCGATAGTTTTACCTGCATTTCGTGGGGCAAGCGCTACAAAATAACCAATGCCTTCCTGAGCGCCAATTTGGATGAAGCCTATGGCATCATCGATCAGGGATGGATTGAGGCCACTGGCAAAACACCTCTCGGCATGGATCTGGCCGATCTCGATACGGCAATGGCGGCCTTAAAAGATGCCCAATGATTTGCAGATAGCCGAAATTTTACAGCAGCTTTATGATGGCGTGCTGGATTCCTTTACCTATACCGATACGATATCCGGCGTTAGTTTTGGCGTGGTGGTGCGCGATGATTGCGTAATCGTATGCTTTGAAGGCACCCATGATAAACCTGACGTCGACCATGATTTTGAAGCCGAGCTCATCCGGCCCCCAGAATTAAATGGCGCTGGGGTGCATGCCGGCGGCTGGGCTGGCCTAGATGATGCTATGGATTTTATCAGACCATATATCCCTATGGGAAAGCCAATTATCATTTGCGGCCACTCGCTCGGGGCGTTGCGCGTCAACCTGGCGGCGGGGCTTCTCATGCATTATGGGTATGACCCCAAGCTCATCCAGCGCGTGAAAATCGCATCGCCGCGGTCAAACGATTATATTCTCGAAAATATGTTAAAGGATTCGCCGTTAAGCTCATGGTGGAATTACCGCTTTGAAGTCGAGCATGATCCGGTTTGCGATGTGCCATTCCGCTGCAGCGTGCTCGGGTTGCCATATTTTACCGGGGAAAAGAAAAAATTTGTTGATTCGCCGCCTGGCTTCCTCGATCCATGGGGCGTGATTATCGGCTGGCATCACCTCTCGCTATACATCAAGGGGATGGCTTTATTGCCAGAATTCCAACAGGGAGCAACATCATGAATGGCAGCGCAGTACCAGCGGCAAACCTAAATTTCGGCGCGGCCATCGCAGCGCTGTGGATCGGGCTGCTTTATATGGTAAAGGCCAATACCATGATCATCATCCCCGATGAGGTTTTTACTCTCAGCCCGCCCGCTGTGAGCTATCTGGCGGCGCATTTCTGGGATTGGAAAACTGGGGATAATAAGCCTAGCGCGAATTAATTTTATCAACTTCTAATTTCGCTACCAGCGCGGCGCTGAATACCGATGATGCGAAGCTGGCGCCCAAGATGATCGTGATAACGGTTTTAAAGATCATAATTTGCAAGCGCCGTTATGATCTAATCCGCACATACCGCATAAGGCGGATATAGCGCCATCATCCTTATTAGCTCCATATGGCGGCTTGCTATATTTTTCTTTTTTCCATACAAGAAATTCAGATAAATCGCGGATTAATTCATCGGGATAGCAATACCACTTTTCCCATTTTTCGCCTGTCCATATGCATATATCGCCAGCAGCGTGCGGCTCGCCCCGCTGCGGTGGAACGTGGGATGGCACAACGCTCTCGCCTTGTTGGCCGTGACGTCCGACACCATCCCCCGATTCGGCTTTCACCGAATTTTGTTTGTTCCCCTCCATGTGGCGTTTCAGGAATTTAATAACTGCATCGGCTCTGGCATAATCACTATGGTCTAACCAATCTTTTTTACGGTTATCATAGTCACCTGTTGCTATGACAGAAGCCAGTTTTTCTCGAAACTCTTTATCATCAACCGCCTGTAGAAGTGAGGCGCGGGAGGCTTGCCAAGCATTATGACAATCTATTTCGAGTGCTTGATGGTAAGCTGGCCCCCACGTATCCTGTTTAGGGCGATACCCATCCCACCACTTCTCAAACGCCTCGCGCATGGGGTCATTCATGGGGAGCCTCCATACAATACTCAATCAATGCGTCCAATGCCTTTGTTGCTTCTTTCTCGGCTTTATCTATGCCAGATTTCCAGCCCTCAATATTGGAATCTGGCGTAAGTCCATCGGCACTTCTGGCGCATCCAATGAGCGTTGAAATCGGCACAATCATTTTCATAACTTTTTGAGCATCCAAACTCACAGGCTCCGGCTTGTGCTGGCGGGTGTTCCATGCGGATATACTACCTATTACGCTAATATCCGTAAGAATACATTTCTGCTCCTGCCCATCGACATGACCTTTCTTATGGTAGAGCCATGTACCTCCATCATAATCTTGACCGAGAATAACTTCATCCCCACAAAACGGACACGGCTTAAGTTCTATAAGCGATTGGAGCGTTTGGTCAGTCATACATAATCCCCGGTATTATCGCGTGAGGGCATTTTGACTGGTTTAACATCTTCCTCACATTTGCGAGCGTATATTAGATTGCCCATATTTATTAATGCCTCTGCCACTTCCTGCTTTGTCATGCCAACCTCAAGTTTCAAGGCGCAATGCCAGTCGTTTGCAAAATCAAATATCACCTCTGGCTTCTTGCGGCTGTAAGTAGATAGCCTTACTGCGGCAAAATGTTTTGGTTGTCGAAGCAGCGAATCTGGAGTGTCAGTCATGGCTACCAATCCTCAATATGGTTTTTTGAAGTTCGTCACGGCATTTGTCTCGTTCTTCTCGCAATGCTTTTCCAGCACATCCAGTCTTGTGGTCTGCGAAGCCAATGTCATAATTCAGTGATTCCAGTTTAACTATCAATTCGCCTGTCAAAGCGTAATCATCTACG